TATATTATAAACAGCAAGAAACAATGTCATTAATAGGACTTACAGATGGCAACTAGGACAATAACGTTTGATCCAGATTCTGGAGTTCCATATGGTGTAAATTTAACCATTTATGGTGGAACAGATTTTTCAACTACTTTCAATGTAAAAACTACCTCAAGTGCTGCATTTAATTTGACAGGATATTCTGGTGCAGGTGCAATAGCAAAAAGTGTTGCTGTTGGTGCCACTCTTGGAGCTACAGATACATTCGCAGTTGGGATCACTAGTGCAGTAGATGGTACTATGAAAATTTCTTTGACTGACACTAAAACTAGCAATTTGGTAGAAGGTAGATATGTATATGATGTTCTTGTAACAGTTGGATCTACAACGTATCCATTAGTAAATGGAAACGCATATGTTTATAATCCCGTTTCATCATAACACTAAATACAGTTAGGAAACTTGTGAATATATGGCACAACCAGCAAGTAGATCAGATTTAATCAATTACTGCAAAAGGCAACTAGGGGCTCCAGTCCTTGAAATTAATGTTGCCGATGAGCAAGTAGATGATCTTGTTGATGATGCACTACAATATTTTCATGAAAGACATTTTGATGGTGTGGTTCAAACTTTCTTAAAATACAAATTAACGCAGACAGATATTGATAGAGGACAGGGAACTAAAACAAATAGTAATGTTGGAATTGTAACAACTACTGCATCTTCAACAGTTGGAATTACTTCAACATTTTCATATGAAGAGAATAGTAATTATATTCAAGTACCCCAAGCAGTTATAGGGGTTAATAAAATTTTCAGGTACGATGGATCACAAACTACTACCAATAGTATGTTTAGTGTTAAATATCAATTATTTTTAAATGATGTCTATAACCTAAACTCTACGGAAATTTTGTCATATGCAATGACAAAGAGATATTTGGAAGATATTGATTTTCTTCTTAATACCGAAAAGATGATTAGATTTAATCAAAGACAAGATAGGTTGTATTTAGATATTGATTGGGGAGCTGTTTCTCCAGGTGATTATATTATATTGGATTGTTATAGACTTTTAGATCCAAATGATTTTGTCAGAGTTTATAATGACTCATTTTTGAAAAAATATTTGACAGCATTAATCAAAAAACAATGGGGACAAAATTTAATAAAATTCCAAGGAGTTAAGTTGCCTGGAGGAATTGAATTAAATGGAAGACAAATATATGATGATGCACAAAAAGACTTGGATGTAATCAGGGAGCAGATGTCAAATACATATGAACTTCCTCCTTTAGATATGATAGGTTGATATTATGTTAAATCCATTTTTTACTCAAGGAACAACTGGTGAACAGAACCTTGTTCAGGATTTAATCAATGAGCAATTGAGAACTTATGGTGTAGATATTTTCTACATGCCTAGAAAATTTATAACAGAAAAAACTGTAATTAGAGAGGTTGTTCAGTCAAAATTTGATTTAGCACTTCCTTTAGAAGCATATGTAGATAATTATGACCAGTACTCTGGAGCAGGAAATCTTTTATCTAAGTTTGGAATAGAATCAAAAGACGAAGTTAGATTGATTATTTCTAGAGAAAGATTTGAAACGTATATCACACCTCTAATTCAAGATCAGTCCAATATTAAACTTTCTACTAGACCAAAAAGTGGAGATTTAATTTGGTTCCCACTTGATGATAGAGTTTATGAAATAAAAGATATTGAGTATGCAAAACCATATTATCAATTACAGAACCTCTATGTTTATGAACTTTATTGCGAACTCTTCCGTTATGAAGATGAAATTATATCAACAGGTGTTGATGAAATAGACAATAATTTGATTGGTGGAGATTCTGATGGATTTACTGATGATGGAATAAACACTATCCAAGGAACTACACAAACTTTAACTCTTGTAGGTACATCCTCTACAGCAACAGCAGTAACAGGAATTATTACTGGATCTATTAGATCTATTAGAATTACGAATAGAGGTGGTGGATATAAAACAAAACCTACAGTTGGTATAGGATCTGCACCTGTAGGTGGAATAACTGGAATTGCTACAGTTAGAATGATTGGTGGAATTAATGTCTGCAATCTAAATTCAAATTCTGCACTCAAGTCAGTTCAAAATGTTGATCTGGTAAATCCTGGATCTGGATATACTATAGCACCATCCATCAGAATATACGATGGTGGAGGAACTGGAGCAGCTGCTACGTCAATACTTAGCGAAATAGCAAACATTGGTGTAGTAACAGTAACAGGTGTTGGTGGTGGATATGTTGACGTTCCGGAAGTCACTTTCTCTACTCCAAAACATGTTGGAGCAGCTGCAACTGCAATTTTAGACTATCCAATCGTCGGTGGAGGTGTTAGTGTACTATCTGCCCCAATTAGTATAGGAGCATCTGCTTACCTGTTCCCTGGAGGAACAACAGGTGGAGTCTTCTATAAAGAAGCACCAATAGTTACCTTTGCACTTCCAACAGGAACAGGTAATGCTGGAGGAGCATCTGCAACACTCGATAGTTATGCGGAAACTGGAGGAACTGTAGAAACTCTGGCAATCACAACTGGTGGTAAGTTCTACACTAGTGCTCCAACTGTATCAATCTCTCATCCAGGATTTAGTTTTGTTGGAGCAACTATAGGTATTGCTGGTTCTTCTATCGATCCAGGTTCTATTGCATTTAGCACTACTGGCAGAGCATATACAACTGCTCCTACTGTAGCAATAACTACATCTGGAACAATGGTTGCTCCCACACAGGTTGCTGTTGGTATTGCTACTATACATCCTATTACAGGTATTGTAACTGCAGTCTCTTTCAATGATGATGATGCATGGGCAGTAGGTACTAGTGCAACAATTGGTGCTGGATATACCGTGGCACCCAGTATTTCTTTCTCTGGAAATCCATCACCAGTACAAGCAACTGCTACTGTTACTGTGTCCATTGCTGGAACAGTCAATTCAATTAGTATTGGAAATAGTGGTTATGGATATGTTTCGACTCCAACTGTTAGTATTGCTTCACCATCTGGAGCAGATGAACAATTCAGAGCTCTTGGAATAGCAACAATTAGGTTCAATTCTATCCAAACTCAAGGTACTATTGGAATAGGTTCAACTTCTATCGTTGGAGTTAATACCAATAATATTCTCATTGGTGATAGAGTTAGATTAGGAATTGGACATAGTGAAGTTTATAACTTTGTGCCAAGAGATAGTTATGTTACATCTATTGGTTCTAGTACAATCTTTATCAACAATTCATCAACAAATGTAGGAGTTGCAACATCTGTATTTGAATTTGGTATTGATAGATGTGGTATTGTTACTGGCATTGCAGTAACATTTGGAGGTGGAGGATACTTATCTGCTCCTTTAGTTTCAATATCAAATACTGTAGGAGATAAAAATTATATTGACGAAGTAGTAGGAGTTGCTACTGCTAAAGGTATTGTAAGTATTAATAGTGCAGGAAATGTTTCTAGTATAGAAGTGACTGATTCTGGAAACAAATATATTCTTACTCCAACAATAACAGTCGATTCTCCTGGATCTGGTGGAACTGGAGATTTTGTATTTAATGAAGTCATAACTGGATCTGCTACTAGCACAACTGCCAGGGTAAGAACTTGGAACTCCACCACAGGCGTTCTGGAGGTTGCTAGCGTGGATGGAACCTTTAGTGTCGGGGAAACTGTGGTAGGATCAACTTCGGGCGCTTCTAGACCCTTGAGAGTGCTTGATACGACCCCTGATAACGATCCATTTGCAGATAATTTTAATATTGAGTCTGCAGCGGATTCTATTATTGATTTTTCAGAGCAGAACCCATTTGGCATACCCTAAATAAACTTACATTGTTGTCATTTATAAATTTTAGGTTTTAATTATGTTTGAGTATTTTTATAACGAAATTCTTAGAAGAACTATTGTTTCTTTTGGAACATTATTTAATGCCATTAGTGTTAAGCAAGAAGGATCTGTTCTAAGAGTTCCCTTGGCATATGGACCTACTCAAAAGTTTTTGGCAAGAATTGAGCAGTCTCCAGATCTGAATAAACCAACATCCATCACTTTGCCCAGGATGTCATTTGAGTTTACTGGACTTACATATGATGCTTCAAGAAAAGTGTCCACTGTTCAACAATTCAAAGTAAAAGATCCTACAGGTGGAACAGATGTTAAAAAATCTTTTATGCCTGTTCCATATAACATGGCGTTTGAATTGTCAATTTATTGCAAATTGAATGATGATGCTCTTCAAATTGTAGAGCAAATTTTACCATACTTTCAACCACAATATAATTTGACAGTAGAATTGGTAGAGTCTATAAAAGAAAAAAGAGATATACCGATAGTTCTAGAAAATATAACAATAGATGATGATTATGAAGGAGATTTTACTAAAAGAAGAGTTCTTCTCTACACTTTAAGATTTACAGCAAAAACATATCTATTTGGTCCTGCTTCTTCAGCAACCAAAGATATCATCAAAAAATCTACTATCAATTACCTTACTGGTACAGATACCACAAATACGGTAAGAGAAGTTACATATTCTGTTGTTCCAAGAGCAACCAAAGATTATACGGGAGATATTGCTACAAATATTTCAGCGGATATTACAACAACAACAAAAACATTTGAAGTTGATAGTGTTTCAGATCTATCTGCTGACACTTACATTGATCTAGAGGGAGAAGAACTCTTCATCAAATCAATTTCTGGTAATAAAATCACAGTCCTTAGGGGACAAGATGATACAAAAATTACATCACATGTTAAAGGATCTCCGATCAAGAAAATCACAGCAGAAGATAATGCTCTTGTTCAAGAAGGAGATGACTTTGGATTTGATGGTTCTACCTTTTAATTATGGAAAATAAATTTGATAAATTGAATGAAACTTTTCAAACATCAGAAGATTTAGTTCAACCAGAAATTATTGAAAAAAAGATAACTAATATCAAAACATCTGTAGATGATGTTAGAAAAGATTATGACTATACTAGAGGAAATCTATATAGTATAATTGAAAAAGGACAAGAAGCAATTAATGGTATCCTTGAACTTGCACAAGAAAGTGAGATGCCTAGGGCATATGAAGTTGCTGGTCAATTAATCAAAAACGTTGCTGATGCAACAGATAAATTGATGGACTTGCAGAAAAAATTAAAAGATGTTGAAGAAGAAACTAAAACAAAAGGTCCTTCTACCGTAAATAATGCATTATTTGTTGGATCTACTGCAGATTTAGCAAAGATGTTGAAGAATGGTTTAGAAGAAGACAATAAATAATAAATGTAGTGGAGATATATCAAAAGTGGCATTAAAGAAGCCTTCAGATTTTTTTGAAAATACAAAGAAAACTCCTTTAGATGAAGTAAAAGAGGAGTATGGTTCTGCAAGCCCAGAAAAAATTGAACAAGTTTCAGAAGCATTTGATATATTTAAATCAAATTTAAATCATATTCAATCACTATCTGATTTTACAAGTACGTTTGATAGTTTTAAAGATAACCTAGAAAAAGTTGAAAGTGTTTCTGAAGAGATATTTTCAATAAAAGAAGATTTAAAAAATTTAATAAAAAGAGAAGATTTAGATAGTGCTATGATGGCACATCTTCTTTTTGTTCAAGAATCTATATCTAAAATTGAATCTAAAATATCTTCTATTAATGGGGAGACCGTTGATAGAATAAAAGAAGATTTTGAAGGACTTTCTACTTCAGTAGAGAGTTTTCTTGATGTTGATGTACCAAAATATAAGAAGTTAGTATCTGAATCAGAAGTTAGAGTAGATGATAGATTTGCAAAATTTAGAGGAGAAGTAGAAGAAAATCTAGGTACTATTAGAGTAGATGTAAATAAAGAAGTTTCTTCTGCTTTAGCAGACATTGAAAGTCTTGGTGAAAGTACTGTACTTGATATAAAAGAAGATTTCAAAAAAAGAACAGAAGAGATTAATGAAACAGTAAATAATCTAGTTGGTCAAGAACTTCCAAAATATAAAAAGTTTTTTGCAGAAACTGAAATAAAGACGGAAGAAAAAATCAAATCTTCAATTGATTCATATCAAAAAACAATTGATGATTTGAATACTACAGTAAAGGAATTTACTGAAAGAGAAATACCAAAGTATAATAGTCTTCTTGTCGAAAACAAGATTAAATCTGAAAAAGAAGTTAAAGAATTAGAAAGTCAAGTCCTTTCCAAAGTAAATACATTATCTGAAAAAGTAGAGTCTCTTTCAAAAGATATTAGTGAAAAAACTTCTGAAAAAATTGAAGACCTTCAATCAGTAATAGTAGAATATAAAGAAGAAATTGATTCAATTTCCAAAACATATGGATCTTTATATAAAGATTTTAAAAAAAGAGAGATTGCTGAAAATAAAAAATTAGAAACTTATTCTGACGAAATTAAAAAATACCACAAGAGATTTAATTTCTTAGAAGAAACAGTTAAAGAAGATCTTAGAGAAATTCAGAGTAATCTGATAATATCGAATGAAAATTATCATGCAAGTCTAAAGACTGAAGTTGGCAAATTTAGGAATAAAATTTCCGATAAGATGAAAGGTCTTGAAATGGACCTTGTTGTCAATGAACAACACATTAAAAAACAAAATGATAACATTGAGGACATTAGAGAAGAAATCAAAAGTGTATTTGATAAACTTCAGTTAGATGTATTAGAAGAAAAAAATAAAGAGTTAGTTGATAAAATAAACCTTATTGAAGAAAAGATAACAGACTTCAATGAGAAAAAACTTTTAAAAGAAGATAATCCAACCCTACCTGGAGATCCATCTACAAACAATTCTTCAGATCCTTTAACTCCTTTAAATCAAAAGTTTGCAACACTTGAAGATCTTCAAAATCATTACAGAACATTTATTAATAGAATCCAGCAACAAATTGCTACCATTGGTGGTGGCGGTGCTGGGTTCATTAAAGATCTTGACGATGTAACATTTGACCAGACTACAGGTCAAGGACAGTTATTAATCTATAATGGTGCCAAATGGGTAGGTATTGCTAGCACTGCAGTCGGTGGTGGTGCTGCATCTGAATTAGCAGAGAATGCAACAGGAACCAATTTAACTTTAAGTGGCAACTTAAATGTTACTGGTGATATT